CACCCACACTTGCAACGGGTGGTAAGTGTATTATTACAAGTACACCGAACAATGACGAAGATATATTTGCTAACATTTGGCGTCAAGCTGAAAATATCTTCGACGAGTTCGGAAACGAGTTAGACGGTGGTGTCGGCAGAAACGGATTTAAGTCATACATAGCTAAATGGGATCAACACCCTGACAGAGACGAAGCGTGGGCAAACGAAGAACGCAGTAGTATTGGCATCGAACGATTTAAACGTGAGCATGAATGTGAATTTATTATCTTTGAAGAGACACTAGTTGATCCTCTGTTTCTCGTAGATATGCAAGGTAGTGATCCTCAAATGAAACATGGGCAAGTACGTTGGTACAAGTACCCAGATCCAAACTCAACTTATGTAGTAGCACTAGATCCTAGCACAGGAACAGGCGGTGACCCAGCCGCTATACAAGTAGTGGAGTTACCTTCGATGGAGCAAGTTGCTGAATGGCAGCATAATAAGACACCTATTGAAGGACAAGTAAAATGCTTAATGGAGATAATGCGTTTCTTAGAAGATTACAGTGTAGCACAAATATACTGGAGCGTAGAAAGCAATGCAATTGGTGAAGGTGCTCTTGTTGTCATTAGAGACACCGGAGAAGAGAGCTTCCCTGGAGAAATGCTACACGAGCCAAACAAAGTAGCAGGTAAACGTGGTCGCCGAGGATTTTATACTACACCTAAAGTTAAATTAGAAGCATGTTTATCATTAAAGCGATTTATAGAAACTAACAAACTTAAAATACGAAGCAAGGTACTTATTACTGAGTTAAAGTCTTTTGTTGCCAGAGGCAATAGCTTCGCAGCAAAACCTGGCGAACATGATGATACAGTCATGAGCATGGTGCTTATTGTTCGTCTTATTTCTTATATTGCTACGTTTGAAGATAAAGTGTATGATGTAATAAACGCTAATCTAGCTAACAATATGCTAGACGACTATGAGGATGACTGGGACGCACCTATGCCGTTTGATCTTTCCTAAAAACGATAAATAGTTGCAACAGGAGAAAACGATGTCGATAAATGTAAAAAATATTTCATCAGCAGTCTTTAACCTAGTTAAAGGTTACGGGTTGTTAGTCAAGGCATATAATGACGTAGGTGAAATAGTGTTTGACCCAGAAGAAGCAACTAGGTTTGTTATTAGCGAACCTAACATGCTTATTGGTATTAACGAACAAGAAGAAGTGGTTAAGCTAAGCATTTACAAGAAAGACAACAACGATCTTACTGACGACTTACGTAGGCAGATTAAAGAAATAGCAAAAAAATATTTGTTTAACTTTGACTTTGGTTTGTTTGGTAAAAAACTAAAACCGGTTGAATCTGATAAAATTGAGATTGATCGCAATAAACAAGAAGACGTGGAGAGCGGGGTGATAGAAGGTATAGATGATTTAAAGACGCTAGCAGGGCTCAATGAAGGTCCGGTTTGGAAATGTCCAGACTGTAAAAAAGAATTCCGTAATCGTAGCAAGTGGGAAGCACACATGAGCGATCCAAATGCACACGTTTCAAAAGCCAAACAAAACAAAGAAAAAGATGAAGCAGCAAAGACTAAAGTTCTCGACAAGTACTGGAAAATTTTTGTTGACACTGTTTCTAATGTTTTCCCAGATGGCGACCCAATTGACATGATGGCTAGCAAGTACAGAGACTTCGATATGGATCTGCTAACACAAGCAGCACAACGTCAAGGCTATGATCACCCTATGGATCATTGGGAAGATATGGCAAGAGACTTTGGTGGACCAAGCTACTTTGGTGAAGATCAAGATATCAACGAAGGTGCTATCCTTGATGGTATAGAAGGCTTCATTAGTTTGTTCAAGAAAAAGCCAACCCCGGCCTTAGTAAACGAACTGAAAGACGCTATGGCACAAGACTCGGAGCTTGCTGATATTGTTGCTAACGGTATTAACGCTAACGGTGTATGGCGCAGAGGCTATCGTTCCAAATTTGAAGACTATGTAACAAGCACTATGGATCCAGCGTATGCACAGAAGCTAGGGTTTGTTAGACGCGGATCAGCGCCTAATCCAAACTACGGTAAGAAAGAAGGTGGACTCACTGGGTTTATGGACCTTATCTTTACTGGCAAACGGCATATAGATAGAAAGAAAGAGCTTGTTAAAAAGAAAGGAGACCCCCGGAGGGCAGCAACTAGTATGGCTAACAATCTAAAAAATCCAGATTTCCGCAAGCATGTCACAGGAGAGAGCATTACAGAAGGTAAAAAGAATTCAGTCGAGGAACAAGATATGAACGATGAAACGGAAGAAGGCGTAATGGAAGGCTTAGGTCAAATGACCGGAAGCTCAAAGACCAGCTACCAGCCACTAGACAATGTTAAAATCGTTGTTAAGCACAAGAACCCAGTCAACGAAGAATCACGCGGCGCTCGTAGCAGAAACATTCATAGCATCTACATACAGCGTGGTGAAGAACGTTTCAAGATGCAAGAAAACAACCTGAAAGCAGCCCGTGCAATGGCACGCCATATTAACCAGGGCGGTGAAGTGTTTGATTCAGTTGGAACTTCGATTATGGAGATGGCTACTGAGCAACGCAAACTAAAAGAGTTTGTTCGTTATGTTAAGAGTGCAAAACTTATCAACGAAACAAACGAAGAATACGTTCAACTAGCTAAAGAAAACATTAACTACATCAAGACTACATTAGAAAAATTGTGTGGTGCTAAGACGTATGCTAATGCAGTAGAGAGCATCGACGACTATAATAATGTAGAAATCCTCGAAGACGACCTAGACTTAGAAAGCAAGTTTACCGAAACACACTTTGATGACAAGGTAGCTAGCATATCGGGTTCAATCGCTCGATCTATTAGTAAGCGTGACAGATATCAGCGCACAGTTGAAGCAGCTATTGCTAACGAGTCTTTTGACGGCGTAACTAACTTGTTACAAGAAACTGATGGAGCAATAGAATTTGCTACACCACAAGCTAGACTAAGTCATCAAGTTTCACGTTTAGGTGATGCAGCACAAAACGAAACACTTAGAAATCAATTATACAGTATTAGTAAAACATTAGAAGCAGGTGGCCAGTTAGGGCAGTTTGAATACAGTACTGTTAAAAATTGTTTACTAAAAGCACAAGAAGTTCCAACAGCAGATACTGCTCAAGCACAAGACGTAGTAGAAAGTTATGCAAAATTCTTAGAGCAATTTGATATTTTATAATATTACTGAATCCAAGAACCTTAAATTAAGCCTGTTTAACCGCAGGCTTTTTTTATGATTGATAAATAAAATTGTTAAAGCAAAAAGAAAACTGGATACAAATAGGTTGACTTATCTTTAATATGTTGTTATACTAGTCGAGAAGATTAAAATATAACATCTTAATAAACATTATGGCAAACATGGATTACATAAAAGGAGAATCATCATGGCCTCATTAGCAGAAATTAGAGCAAAGCTCGAATCAATGGAAAACAAGGGTGGTAACAACAACACCACTACAGACCGCGCACTATATCCCCACTGGAACATAAATGACGGCGAAACAGCTTCGCTTCGTTTCCTTCCTGACGCAAATCCCGACAACGTATTCTTTTGGGTTGAACGACAAATGATTCGTTTACCGTTCCCAGGAGTAGCTGGCGGTGACGCAAAGAAGCCCGTCTTAGTACAAGTACCTTGTGGTGAAATGTACGACGACACTTGTCCAGTTCTAACAGAAGTACGTCCTTGGTTTAAGGATCCGTCGTTAGAAGATATGGGACGCAAGTATTGGAAGAAGCGTTCTTACTTGTTCCAGGGTTTTGTAACAGATAATCCGTTGGACGAAGAAGAAGCAGAGAATCCAATTCGACGTTTCATGATCTCACCGCAGATCTTTAACATAATTAAGGGCGCACTTATGGACCCAGACATGGAGAACATTCCTGTAGATTATGTTAACGGTACAGACTTCCGTATAACAAAGCAAGTATCTGGTCAGTATGCAGATTATAATACTTCTAAGTGGGCTCGAAAAGAACGTGCTCTTACTGAAGAAGAATTAGCAGCAATTGACGAGCATGGTCTTAACGATCTGTCTAGCTTCTTGCCAGCGCGTCCTACCGCAGAGCATTACGAAGTAATTGCAGCAATGTTTGAAGCAAGCGTAAACGGTGAACTTTATGACCCAGCAAAATGGGGTAACTTCTACAAGCCATACGGTGTTGAAGTACCTGCTGGAGCACCTGAGCCTGGAGTGCAAGCAACTTCTGCCCCAGTAGCATCAATGGAAGCTGAAGTAACTAAAGCTGAAAAATCTTTTACTGCACCAGCAGCAGAAGTAGCAGAAGCAGCAGAAGCACCAGCACCAGCAGCAGCAGATGCAGATGATGGCAAGCAGTCAGCAACTGACATTCTTGCAATGATCCGCAACCGTTCTGAAGCGTAAAGGAGTAACTTCAAATGCAAAAACCCGTAGACTTATCAAAGTTCCGCGGGAGTATCACTAAATCTATTAGTGGTATTTCCGCTGGCTTCCATGACCCAAGAGATTGGGTCAGTACAGGTAATTATACCTTGAACTATTTGATCTCAGGGGATTTCACTAAAGGAATCCCCCTTGGCAAAGTAAGTGTATTTGCTGGGGAATCAGGTTCAGGCAAGAGCTTTATCTGTTCTGGTAATATTGTAAAGAGTGCTCAAGACATCGGTTGTCAGGTAGTGTTGTTTGATAGTGAGAACGCACTAGACGAAGAATGGCTACACGCACTTGATGTAGATACTGATCCAGCGAAGCTATTAAAAATTAACGTAAGCATGATTGATGACGTAGCTAAGACCATGTCAGAGTTCATGAAAGATTACAAAGCAAGTTATGGTGATCTTGATTACGACGATATGCCCAAAATGCTGTTTGTTGTTGACAGCCTCGGTATGCTACTAACACCTACTGACGTAGCACAGTTTGAGAAAGGTGACATGAAAGGTGACATGGGACGTAAGCCTAAAGCATTAACAGCTTTGGTTCGTAACATGGTTAACCAGCTTGCACCTTACCCTGTAGGAATTGTAGCAACTAACCACACATACGCATCGCAAGATATGTTTGACCCAGACGATAAAATCTCAGGTGGTCAAGGATTTATCTATGCATCGAGTATTGTTGTGGCTATGCGTAAGCTAAAGCTGAAAGAAGACGATGCAGGTAACAAAATTACACAAGTGCGTGGTATTCGTAGTGCATGTAAAGTAATGAAAACACGTTACAGCAAACCGTTTGAATCAGTGCAAATCAAGATCCCGTATGAGTCAGGAATGAATCCATACAGCGGATTGCTTGACATGTTTGAAGCTAGAGGTATTGTTACTAAAACAGGTAACAAGCTCGAGTATGTTTCTCCAATTACAGGCGAAGTTATCAAAGAGTTCAGGAAACAGTGGACTAATGATAGATTGCAGGTAATTATTGACGAATGGAATATGATTCCAGAAGTTATCATTGAGGACGACATTGACGAAAGCATTGTTGATACTGAAGCTGATATTATGGATCTTGATACTCTAGAAACCGAGGAGAGCGTAAATGAGTCCTGAGTTAGCATTACTAGATGAAGTATGGGACATAGTAAAGTCCCATGTGCATGAAAAAGAGCGCCTTGATGTGTGCGAAAGCATTTTTAGAACATTCGTCGAACATATCGGCATAGAGGATGTTGAAGTATATAAGAATGAATTTGACAGCATTATGAAGGCGGTTATTATTGCAGCAGCCGAAGAAGAAGAAGACGAAGAAGAAGATTGGGATTATTAATACATGAGCACTTGGTTTAACAAAATAGCAGATGACTTGACCGAAATTGTACCAGCAATTGATGCATTCGAGAAGGAACTGCTAGAGGCCAAGTGGGAATGTAGGATCTCAGGAACTTTAGAGTCTAATAGTTCAACACTTCCAGGTATCACTGAGCATCGCTTCAATCAGTTACAGGAGATTGAAGCGATCCTCGAATACCTTAATATAGTACTTAGGAAAGAGCGCAGCAAAGTATTCCGTAAGTACCTAGAAACGTACAACCGGCAGCTATCGAGCAGAGATGCAGAAAAGTTTGTAGATAGCGAAGATAGTGTTATTGATTTAACAATGCTAGTAAACCAGTTTAGTTTGGTAAGAAATAGGTACTTGGGCATCCTCAAGGGCCTGGATGTTAAACAATGGCAAATAGGACATATCACTAAGTTAAGAACTGCAGGATTGGAAGATATAGTAATTGACTAGCGATAAATACTATTGCTCCATTCAAAACAATAAGATTTAAAACCCCGCAATACTTATTGACAATACTGCATAATATGTTATAGTAGTATTGTCATTACACAAAGAGGATATAGAGATGATCCCGTTCGACTACAATGAAATCCGCAAAGAGATCCAAGAATCACCAGCAGATAGTTCTATTTACATCGGCACTGATTCTAAAGTGTTTTCATCTAAAGGAGAGGCTATGGTTGCATTCGTAACTGTAATCATTCTCCACTACGGATCAAGCAAAGGTGCTAAGATCTTTAAGTCGCACCGTACTGATCGTTATTACGGTCAAATCCGCCAGCGTCTGATGACTGAAGTTACAGATGCTATTGAA